CTTTCATTAAAATCTTGCGTAGATTGCATCAATAGGTTTTAGTATAAATAGATAAGGGACCCATTTTAGGTCCCTGTATTATTTTCTTCAATCCACTTTTCAAGTAAAAACTTTCTAATAAAAACTGGCATTATCAAAAAGTCTTGGTAGGATATGTTTAGTAAAGAACTTAAATAATAAAATTCTTCAGTTTGTGTTTTTCTATAATCAGAAGAAAGGACGAAAAAAGTCCACCCCAAAACCAACATTAACCGTTAGTCTATCTCCTGATGGGGTGTTTACAACTCTTTCCATGTCAAGTCTTGGCTCGTTGTCATCCAAGAATTTTCTAATGTGTTTAGAGTCAGCAATCATCATTGTATTAATGATTTGTGATATCTGACCTTTATCTCTTGATCCATTGTACTCAACAATTTGTTTTTCTAATCTCCACGTAATTCTTGGAGCCGGTCTTCCAACTGGATACTTAGAAGCCATAACCCTTAGTTCATTTAAATCTCCAAACGTTAATGGTCTCAATTTAACTGAAGCAGATGATACAGGTAATATTGTTTCATATAATCCTTCATCGTTGGGTAAAATACCTTTTTTAATATTTAACTCATCCAATAAAACTGTTGACTGAAACTTTTGATTTGTTGCTGGGTCCGTAGCGTTAACTATCATTTCAGGACCAAATGCCGTGTTTCTTAAAAAGACAAGTATTGCCTCGATATCTCCTTCCAAAAGTTCTTCAGGTTTAACATCGGGTTCAAATAACTTAGCCCTAATTAAAGAAGTTGTCAAATCCTCAGACCCACCCATGATAATGTTCTCATCATTAGCGGTAAGATACCCCACCTTTACTGAAGATTTTTTATGTTTGTAAAATACACCACCTGACGGTAAAGGTACCACGTCATGAGGTAGTGATATGTTTTGTTGTGCGTATTGCGCTGTTTGATTATCCATAAAAAAAACCGTGAGGTTTTGTCCTCACGGTTAAATATAAACTGACTTTACTTTTTATAAAGAATTAATAAATAAGAACACATCTGTCCATTCTCAAAGTAGTTGTGATATTCGCTAAAGCATCTTGTGAATACGATAAAGCGTTGAAGTTAACGTCTGTTAAGAAAGTTCCGTAAAGAATCCATTTCTCAACAACCACTCCTGTTGGATCCAACATTTCAAGGTCGATATCCTTTTTGTAACCCGCTGCGTATCCCATACGACCTGTAACAGATTCTGCATGTAGACGTACCCACTCCATAAGAGCTTGTGCTGCTGACGGTCCGATTGGATCACGGAATGTAACATTTATTGGTTGCCAGTTAAATCTACCAGCAACGTAAGTAGAGGTATTCAAAAATTGAATCTCTGTAGCTCCGATTGTTATGTGAGGTCTTGCTGCAGACTCCACAAACCACTCATTAATACCCAATGTCGAAGGAAATCTCAAAATGAATCGATTCTGACGTTTCGGTTCGTAGGGTATAGGCATTTTCATCAGTAAGTCAGCCATAGTATATTAGTTTTTTCTTTTTGTGTTTATAAGTATAAATATATCTCGAATAATTTTTTTCTCTTTACTTTATCGTGAAAAAAAATTATTCATTATTACATTTTAGATTTTTTACCAGTACCAGTATAATAAGTTTTAACTATATTATCTGGTTCTTTATCAAATCTTTTCTTCATTACTTCTACATTTCTTATATCATCATCTGAAAATCCAATAGTAGGAGTAAATTTATTAGCAATATCCTTTTTTAAGAATGCTCTTTTATTAAATAATGCTGCTAGTCCTTTTATGTAGTCAACAAACCCTTCCATCGCAGTAACTTTAGCCTCTTCAGGATTGGTCGCACCCCCCTCGTCTCCAAAAGAAACTGGATGATACTTGTTGAGTTCTAAGTAAGATTTTATTAATTCGGTGTCCGTCATTTCTTCTTCACCCACAAATGAACGATACTTTCTAAGGTTCTTAAGTAATTGTTCTTTACTAATACCATTAAAGTCATTAATTATGTAGTTGTAAACGGCTTGTTTTAATGTGTTAGGATTGTGTCCTCTTGCAGTGATAATAGAAAAAATCGATCCGTTATTAATCGCTTCTTTAAAATCGTTAAAAGCTGGTCCAACTTTAGCCTTCATTGCATCAATTATAAATTGTTTGTCACCTTCAGTTCTGAAGTTTCTAAACGGATTTTCAGCAAATCCCACAATAGTGTGTCCATTATAATTAAAGTCACCTTTACCAACTTTTGTTCTGTATTCCGCAAAATCTGCTGTTGACATACCAACCTCTTCGCCCTGATCGTCTTTTAAAACAATTTCAGTCGGCATATGAACAATATTATCATCCCAATCGAATGCGTAATATTTCATATCTGGAGATCCCTCAGAGTCAAACCCCTCTTTAAATTCTTTCTTCATAATTGGCTAAAGGGGGGAACAAGTCCCCCCGATTATTTTTTAGATATTTTCAAACGTTGCCCCCGCTGGTGTGATTAAGAATTCAATATCTATGAATTCAAGAGCTTTCGTTGGTTTAAGATAAATCTTTCCTGTTAGTGTGTTTCTATCAAGATCTTCAGGTGAAGATGAAACTGTCACACGGAAGTCGTAGATACCTCTGTCTCTTCTAATAGAGTCAAGGATTGGATTAACACTATCTAAGAATTGTTGTCTTACAATCTCGTCGTTTTGTTCGAACAATAATCTTACAGCTACTGCTGAAATCAATTTACGAGCTTGAAGTAAAAGTCTTCTTACATTCAATCTGTCTAATGCTGAATCAGCTTGTTGTAACGTTTTGTTACCCCAAATTACTGTTCCGACATCAGAGAAAGTTGCGATAGGATTAATTCTACCTTTGTATAAAGTATCTCTGTTTTCTTGAGTTAATTTAATTCTCGCTTTGATTGAATTTACAAGACCTCTTGTGTAACCCGCTGATGCGAACCAAGGGAATGCAATGTTATCAGTCAATGCTAAGTTTCTACAAACCTCACCTGTTGGTGGTAAGTAAAGTTGTGTATTATTAACAGTATCTCTTACAAGAATCCAAGGATAGTAAGTCGCTGTGTAGTTTGAATCGATACCTGTTTGTTCTAAATTATCAACCGCTTCAGTTGGGAAAATTATTCCTATGTTGTCAGTTGTTGTAGGTAAGAACATATCATAGTCAGGTGTTGTACAGATATAAACCGAGTCAGCTCTGTCATCTTGAATCATATTGATTGCTCCTTCAACTAAGTTAGAGTTATTAACATAATCAATTGATGAAGTTGCAAATACGTTAATATTTGTTGCTTCAGGATTTGCAAATGTTGCAATACCTAATTGATAAGCGTAATAGTCAGTATTTGCCCAATCTGAATCATCTCCATTAATTGATATATTTTTAAACGCTCCCCATCCTGTTGCTGTTGGATATCTTGAAGTAGGACAAGCCCCTTTCAAATATCCTGTAGTTCCTAAGATAAAATCGTCAGTATTTGTTCTTGACTCTCTATAGATGTCCCATCCGTCAAATCCTTTTGCAAAACACAAAGTGAATTTTCTAGCATATAATCTATAATATGGATTTTCAGGACTTGTTGGTTCTGAATTGAAACTTGCGTCTCCAACATAGAAAGCAGATTCACCACTAGTTGTAAATGCGTTTCCGATAGTTACAACCGTTGCTCCTGAATCCATGTGGAATCCTTTAGTTTTAGTATTCCAAGGTGAACCATCAATAACATTACAATGGTTTAAGTTATTTTGGAAACCTTTAAACATTAAGAATGACTCATCGACACCGATAGAACTTGAGAATCCTAAGAATGTTCTTCTAACGTTATCCCCCGCACTTGTCACCACATTTGATCCACCGTTTGTTGTACCAAATGGAGGATTGTAGATAACTTGACCTGGATAATAATATTCTGTTTTATAAACAGGAACTGGTGATAAAATATCTCCAGAATAATCTCTCATAATATAACCCTCAAAACCACAAGGTAATGCATCAACAGGGAACTCTTCTGATAATTCAATCATAATAAATGCTGAATTCAAAGGATATTCACCGTTTGAAGAACCAATCTTTTTAGCAACAAATGAGTTACTATCAGGATCCATTGTACAGTTTGTGAATTTTTCAAGTACAACAGGATTTGCGTCTGTGTCAAAGAAATCTCTAACCATAATGTCAAACGTACTATTGTTGAATGACATATTCATGATTGAGATTTTAACCTCAACGTTTGCTGAATCTCCGTCAGATATTGAAATAAATTTAAATAAATTATAAACTTTATTACCTCTAAGTTCAGAAACAACCCATGGAGTTTCAGGACTTTGATATTGGAATAAGTTATTAGCAATTGAAGACGTATCTCCACCTCTTGCTTCAGGTAATGCGGTTAACTCAACATTTAAACCACGAATATATCCTTTGTTGTAAGACCAGTTTAACATTGTTTGATAAACTTCCTCAACAAATAAAGGAACCTCGTATCTTAATTTTGCAAAGTTACTAACACTGAATACTTTTGTAATGTACTCAGAATCTGAATTTTGGAATGAAGTTTCAAATGAAAAATTTTCACCTTCAATTGTTGTACCTGTAATTTCAAAAGTTGAGAATGGATTTC